TCGATGTCCAGGGGCTTTTCGGCAGCGGAGACGGCAACCCCCAGGGCCTTCTTGAACCGCTCTGCCTCGGTCATCAGCTTCGGGAAACTCTCGACGACCGTATCCATGGCCGTGCCAATCCCCTCGGTACCCTTGGCAGACTCATTGAGGGCTTCCAGGAGTTCGGCGTGTTTCTTTTTCAGTGCCTCCGTGGCGTCTGTCGCATCAACCGTCGGGAAGACGAACTCCCCGATCTTGTCCTTCAGTCCGCTGGCAGCCTCCTTGGCCCCGTCGAAGGCTTCCGTCGCCTTCTCTTTGACCGACTCGAAGGCGTGACCGGCCTCCTCCTTGATATCGCCGAATGTGTTTTTGAGAGTTCCTCCGACCGCCTTTGCCGCACCATCCAGTGCCTGGATAGCCTCGGTCTTGCCCAATATGCCCCACAGCTTCCGTACCGCGCTGATCAAGGGTTCCAGCTTCTCACGCACCGCCTCGACCTTCTCAACAACGACCTGCTTGAACTCGGTGAACTTTTCCTTCGCCAGGTCAAGCCCTTTTTTCACGAAGCCGATGATGTGGTCCCAGTTCTTCCAGATAATAATACCGGCGGCGACCGCGCCCGCTATGAGTGCAACCACTCCGGCCACTGGGAGGATGGCTGCGGATAACGCCGTGAACCCTCCTATCAGGGCTGGCAGGAACCCAATCAGAAGGAGTATCGGCCCACCGATCAGACCGAGGCCGGTTGCCGCAGCCAGAGCGATGGCCCCGATCTTGAATATCTGGGGATTCAACGTCTGGACTCGTTCGGAGAGGCTCTGGATGAATCCCACCAGAGGTTCAATGACCGGCAATAGACCTATTCCGATCTTCTCCTTGAGGTCACTGGTGGCATTTGCCATCTGGATGAGTGGGTCGGCGTCTGCCTCGGCTGCACCGCCGACGTCAGCGAGAAGCATTGCGATACGTTCCGCTGGCCCCTGGGCATCAGTGAACTCGATGGACGTTCCTCTGATGCGGTTGGTCACCCCGGCCAGGGCTGGCCCCATTGTGTCGACGACAGAGCTTAGGTCACGGCCAGTCAGGGATGCGATATCCATGGCAGCCGGGAGGGCTTTCAACGCGAGTTCTGTCGACCCCAGGGTTGGGACTAATTTCGCCAATGCGCGTATCTGTACCTCATCCCCGAAGTTTGTCTTCCGCTGGAGCGCAGCGGTCGTGGCCATGATTTCCTGTTCCATATTCCCGAACGATTCTCCCGCGTTATCCATGACCGCGGACAGGGTGTTGATGGCCTTCTCCTGCTCCAAGGCGGCATTGACGAACCCCTTGATAGCGATGACGCCACCGGCACCCATTGCCGATAGACCCACACCAGCGATCTTGGCCCCGCGGCTGATCCCCTCCAGGCGTTGCCGGAAGCCCTTCACCGCCCGGTCGGCGTCCTTGGTGTCAGCCCCGACCGTTATCCTGACTTCATTCGCCATTGGGTTCTCCGGATTCCTCGCCCGATTCCTGTAGAAGGATCATGCTATGCAGTATCCGGTCCGCGTCCTCGGCCATCATGGCACTGGGCAGACAGTGATACCGCTGGCACAGCCTGTCGATCATCCTGGCCTCGGTCAGCTCCCAAGGCTCGTTGACAGGTTCGCCAGTGCCTCGGTCGACTCCTCCTCCGACCCACCGCCACCGTTGTACTGCGCGGATAAAGGGGCTGGTGGATGGACCACCGCCTCGATCCATCCACCCATCAGCGCGGTGACCAGGCCGCTGTCAGCGACCTGGCATACGCCATCGCCCGTGGTCGGGTAGGGTCTACCTTCGTCGTCGACAAGGTTCCACTCGGCCAGGAACTCATCGCCGAACCGTTTCAGGGCTTCGACGCTCGTCTCGGCACTCGTGTCCTCGGAGTTCTTTTGATACCAGAAGAGAGTCGCGAACGGGACCGAGGTGATGACCGTCGCCTCCACGCCATGCCACGGCGAGCCTTCGGCAAAATCCACAATCGCCGTCCTTTTCGCGACCCTAAATGCCTCTTGCTTTCTAGAGGTCATAGAGCCTCCTCCCGTAGTTATCCAGTACCGGCGTCTAGGACGCCGCGCTATGGGCGTCCTAGACGCCTCCTACGACCTTATGCCCAGGTCGGGACGACGCCACCGGCCAGCGTGCCAGGGCATGACCAGGTGAGTTCTCCGGATGCGGCACGGGTCAGGGCGTAGTCGTTGAAGAACGTCTCATTCGGCAGGCTTTGGCCCGACACGGTAATCGTCACCGTCCGAGCGACCGAGGACGATGGAACTGTGGAAAATACAGCGTGGGCCACGTTGCTCGCATCGTCGAAGACGCCGTTGATGGTGCAGCTAAAATCAGCGAGCAGCTGGAGCCGCTCCTCTGCGGACTTGTCCAACCCAGTGACGACCTGGATGTTCCGAGGGGTGGACAGGCTGAAGTCCGTGATATCGTTAGAGATCGTCCGCGCCGACCCGCTGCTGTCATCCACCGCAATCGACATTGCTATCCCACTTTCCTTAGCCATTGATAACCCTCCTCAAACGTCTTAAATGGGCGTCCGAATCCTCGACGAACGCATCCCCGTCCGGATATATCAGCGTGCGGCCTCCCTCCATACGCCCGATGTCGAATACGGGATAGCGTTCATAGTGCCTGTCAAAACAGTCCTGCCCTGCGCGAAAATAAAACGTCACCATGCCAGGACTTTCGATGCGCTCTGTATATTGTTTCCTCGTTCCTCCGGTCCGTATCAAGTCGATGAGGTCTTGCTGGGCCGGTATCGCCAGCACCACCATCCATCCATGCTCCTGGTTCGGGCATCTCGCGACCGTGCACGATATCTGCCTCTCCGCTCCACGGGCCAGCTTCGCCTTGAATTTAGTCTTGCCGCTAGGAGTAGGTGACACGATCAGTCGATTCCCCGCGCCTAAAACTGACGGTGAAACTCACCGGGTTGAATGTCCCTGTAGAAATGACGCGCACGTACCGCTCCACCGTGCCGGAGACAGTCACTCGCTCCGACCCGACGGCGGTGACCTGTGTGAACGCCACGAGCGTCCCCCAGGAGGACCCGTTGCTGGAGTCCTGCACCGTTGCGGTGAAATTGGAGCCTGTGAAACTTGTCACATGGAGGATAGCCTCCGCTCCAGCGGTCGTCTGCGCGGACTGATCGAGCGTCGCGCCGTTGGCCGCGCCCGTGTCGGTCTTCGACCCCGGCGTCAGCATGACGCCCCAGGCCGGGGCCACCCCGTCATTGAGGCTCTCGATGTCGAAGGAGAGCGCACCGTCTGCCGACCGGCTCGGGTCGTAGCTCGTGGACAGCCCTGACATCATGCCTGCTTTGTCACCGACGGTGGCCCCCATCGCCCACGTGAAGACGCTCGCAGCCGTCGGTACTCGGCTGGCGAGATGGGCTGCTCCCGCCGCATCATTGAACCAGACGTTATATGACACATTGCCACCGACCAGCCCCTGCACCCGCTCCATCGCCGATGAATTTATGCCGGTGACATCCAGCACAGCCACCGGCGTCGACCAGGAGCCGATAGAGGACACATCGCCGGATACATCGTAGACGCCCTGGAAAAACTGCTCGGCTAACCCTGTACTCTTGGCCATAATCCCTCCCTATGCCGACTGGGTCGCGCTGCCGTCCACGATCAACGGGACGGTTATGTCACAAGTCCTGAACATCGTGGTCCCGATGCTCACGTAGCCATATTGTGCATTGAAGCCCTGCCCGTACTGTCCCGCGATATCGATCGCCCTCATGGTCGCGCCCAGGTCGAACTCCCCGATCAGGTTGCTCGATATCTGCGAGACTGCCAGGGCCATCTCAGTCTCCACCTGTCCCGCGTCATCACCCTGGCCGAAGGCCGCTCGGCGGTAGAGCCGGACCGTCACCACGTGCTGCTCTATCGTCGTGGAGAGCGTCAGCTGCACCACGCTCGCACTCGCCATATAGATCGCCGCGTGGAGCTTGTCCGTGGCGTCCGGAGGGCTGGACGGCTCGCCGATCCGCGTCTCGGAGACATAACCGGTCCTCGCTATATGCGATGCGATGGCGTCCAGGGTCGCCTGGATGTTAAAGGCCATCAGGCATTCATCCTTCGGACGAACCGCTGGATGTATGCATCAAAGACCTTCTTCGACCGCTTCTGGAGGTACTGCTTGGTCATCCGGAACTGGGCATATCCCTTGAAGCGCGTGCGCTGATTGCGTGAGCTTGCGCCCTCCAGCCACGGGCCATAGATCACTCTCCCATCGTCAATGACCGCTCCCAAGTTCTTGAAAGTGGTCGAGATGCTCCGGCGGTAATGACCTGTACTAGCTTGCCCCTTCTGCGCCTGTGCAACCGTCAGGAACACGCCGCTGCTATCGTCCTCCAGGTTCGTCGAGCCTTGTGGCCGGAACTTCAGGGCCAGTCGTTCCTCGCCCATCTGCACCAGCTCCTTGACCGCGCCGTTTATCTCCCGGTCCAGGTTCGGTCCACCGGCCCGGAATATCGGCCCTGTCATATCCATGGTCACATCAAACCGCATCAGAGCGCGTACTCCCTGGCTCTGAGGTATTGCTCGGTCACTCTCATCGACAGCGCGCTCAACTCCCGACCGGTCATCTCGATCGATGCGTCCCCGACACCGATGGCACGGCCCCAGGCCGCGGCCTCCTGGGTGTAAGCGGCGATCGCCATCGCCATCGTCAGCTCGCGGATCGGGCCGGGTGGACGGTAGGCAGAGACGGCGGTGGAGTCGGCATGAACCGCCCCGGTGGTCCCGTTGACCCCGCGCTCGATGGTGAGCGTGCGGAAGATATGGATGGCGGTGTCGTTATTGTGGGCCGCGAGCGTCGTCCCGTTATAGGCTCGCTCCACCGTCAGGACCGTGGAGGTCGTGGCCCGGACCAGCATCTCCTCGCTGTCCACCCTCACGATCTCGCCGACGCTGATCCCGTGCGTCCCTCCATCCACCGTCACGTTCTCCGATTTGTCGGCGGTCAATGCACCATTGACGAGGATGGATGCCAGGGCCGCGGCGGTCTTCTCGGACACGAAGACTTGCTCGCTCTCGATCAGGAGCGTATCGCCGACGTTGATCCCGCTGGTGAGCGATCCGTTGGAGCAGACCATCTCGGTCGCGGTGGCGTCGGAGGATAGCCCGGAGGAGACGGTCCCGACTGATGTCGTGTCCGCGCTGAAGCCCCAGGAGCCAGCAACACTGATCGACCGCTGTGAGGTATCACCGGCTTCGAAGGATGCGGTACTGCTGATGTCGATCTCTATGCGGTTATACGGAGGGGAGGAGTTGACCGGCTCTAGGAAATAGTCGGAGGAGGAGATCGTCGTGGGGCTGGAGTCCTGGGCCTTGGTCTGGAGTGCGGAGACGGAGATCAGGTCCGCATCGAGCCAGAGGATGGAGCCGGTGCCATAGATACCGGGCCACCGAAAGAGGCGGGTCTGGGTCTTGGGGACGAACCAGCGGTGGGTCGCGTTGTCGATGTCGCGGCTGGCGGCCTCGATGAGCCGGTCGATGGCCTCATCGTTCTCGTTGCCGTTGGATCGGACGGCTCGCTTCACACCCTCACGGGTGGCGTACCAGTTTGGCACATCCCCTGCTTTCTAGGACGGGCCACCTATTCTATTTCGTCAGCCTGTCCAGGTATAATTCCCAGCCGGAC